TATCAGATCAGAAGAATCTATGGACTTGCTACCAATCCAATCATTCCAGATACTATATATAAGAAGCAGGAATTTAATCAGGCTTTAATATGTTGCCTGGAAAAACCTAGAAAATCTTATGATCATAATACTTTCATAAAGAATATTGTTGACACTCCTCATAACTTTAATATAATTAAATCAGTTAATGACTTTGAGAATGAGTTTGTACGTATATCTAAAGGTAGAAAGCATGCGGTCTGCAAAGATTAGTGTGTCCCTGTCTCCCGTCTGCGCTAGTAGCGTTATAAGTGGACGCTACTAGCGTTGCTGTTGCCTGTATAAAGGATTTAATATGATTCATATAAGTAAATTACATGGAAAACTGGAAAAGTTTAAAGCAATAAGTACAAATACCAGAACAAATAAATTCTGTAGTAAAATGTTTAACACTTTGAATGATAAAGTAATTTGTACAAAGTGTTATAGCTGGAGTACATTAAACAAGGGGATGTATCCAGCACTCGAACCAGCCTTGGAAAGAAACAGTGAGCTACTTGCATCGAGAATTTTAAAAGACAATGAGCTACCTGTTATTAAAGATAGTCAGTTTAGATTCAATGCTCATGGAGAGTTGATAAACATAACACATCTACAGAACTATGTCAACATAGTAAATAAAAATCCATCGTGTCATTTCTCATTATGGACAAAGAGAAAAGATCTGATAAGAAAATATTTTAAAAACCCTGACAATGAGAAACCTGACAATTTAATATTGATATATAGTAACCCTATCATATCTAAAATAATGAGACATCCTCCAGAATACTTTGAGAAAACATTTAATAATGTTATGGACAATGAGTTTAAAGAACAGCAGAATTGTACAGGACAGAAATGTATTGACTGTCTTAAATGCTACAGACATAATGAAGATAATATAATTGTCGAGAAGGTTAAGAGAAGATGAGTAGACCAGCACACATAGAAAAACAAAGAGAAGATATATACCTTGAGTTTCTGGCTGAAGGCATGACTGAGAAGGAAGCAGAGCAAGCTATGGAAAAAAGGATGGAGGAACAGAACCAAATGCTAACTAAATATGAGTGGGAACAAAGAGAATATAACTTCTATGATACAATGCCTGATTGGTGGTGGAACCCCATCAATAGAATAAAGCAGTACGAAGCCTACGTTAGAGGGGTAGACAAATGGCACAAAGAAAAAAGAAACACAGGATGGGGAAGTTCCACAATCGATATGGAATAACGAGAAACCCACACGCAAAGATCTTAACTTCCAAACTCTTTCATGCTAGAATAATCCCCAATAAAAAGAAGGATGTCAAACCAGAGGAATAAATATGAAAAAAATTATTCATATAAATCAACATGTTATTAGAAAGAATAGTAAAACTGGTGAACGTAAGCCTGTCATAACTGTAAAGACATATAAGAGTAATGACTATGCACATGAAGTTTCTATTGACGGACCATGTAAAATAATATATCGACCAGATAAACCATTGAGTTGTGGTGCAAAAGTATGGATAGAAACAGAATTTAATGTTAATATTACAACCTAACAAGGAGAATAGAATGTTGGATACTATGAAGAATTTAGTTTGGGCTATTGGAAATCCTGCAAAGATTAATAATCTTAAACAGTTGGACAAGACTATTGATCAGGCATGTTCTATTGACAGGACAAATGGAGTACATGACTGTGGCTATAGTATCGAAGCCACTCCAAAGGGACGCTATGTAAAGATAGCTACTGGCAAGAGGATACGTTATATCAGTCTTGATAACTGTGGTTTTTATATTTATAACAATGAGCTACTATGAATAAAATGTCATATAACATCTATGCCTATGAAGGTCTTGGTAATCTGCTTGAGTTTGCAGAGAGCCAAGGCTGGTCTGAACCAGACGTAAATCTGGAGCGTGTAGATGCAGTAGATTGCATTGAGATTGATGCAATAGATTACCTGACCAAGAAGGGTTGGGAGATTTCATTGGACCTACCAATAATGAAATGTTTAAACTTAATAAAGGAAAATTCTGATGTCTGAAGAACTCTGGTTAAAGAAAGACACATGTCCCGAAACAAATATTATATCAATATACAGACCAGATAAAAATAGTAGTAGCATATCTTTAAAATGGGGATCAGACTTTCAGCGAATGGATCTGGCCGAACGTCTTGAAACAATCACAAAAATAATTATAGAACTTTCAAAAGATTCTGTGGAATTAACTGCTGAATTTTCTCGACTTGTTTCTGAACACAGGTTTGAATAACGGTGTGTCCCCAACAGGTAGCGTTTTAAGTGTACGCTACCTGTTAGTGGTTGCGTCTGCCCTCCTGTTGTGGTATAATATTTGTGTCCATTTTAAGGGAACAGAATGTTTATAATAACTCAGAATTTAAATATTAAAACATCTATTGATTTCACATCTTTTGATATACTGACTGATCCTGTGGGTATTCCAATAAAATTTGATTCAATGACTGAAGCCATAAGATTTCTGGCTTCAATGGGACTTGAAAACGATTGGAATTCATCTTACATTGACGAAGGAGGAATTAAAATTGATAGACTTCACTGACCTACCATTGAAAACCCATACCATTCTACACAAGAACATAAGTCTTCTGAAAAAACAGCTTACTGAAGCCAATCAAACTATTAAAAAATTAAGAAGAGAGCTTGCAATAGCAAAAAAAGAATACATGAATGAAGATGAAAGATCGTGGGCAGAGTTGGATGACCGCAAAAATAATTGAATTCTTTTCCAAGTGGAAAGATAACCAGGAAAAAATAAGAAAGGCAAGAGGATTTCCTCCTGATCTATGGTATTTCATGCACGAGCAGGGGTATGATCCTACAAAATCAGAAGAAGTAGATGAATTTATAAAGGATTTGGATGATGAGTAAAAACTTATGGCAGAAAGAAAGACAGGCTTTATTCAGGGATCTTGTCAGACAGTATGAAATTGAAGGCTATGATATGAAAGAGGCAAAGAAATATGCCAAGCAGGAAATCAATGAGATCATGGAAGACAAGGAAGATTTTGTTCACAATCTATGGAAGGAAAGCTATGAGGATACTTCCATAACATGATCATTATACTGGAGATACAACCATGCTGGTCGTGAAGCCGTGGCATCTTGTACTTAAACGAGATTCTGGGGATACTGTAATCGAATCTTTTTCTACAAAGAGACAGGCAATAGAGGAGTTAAGTAACAGAAAAAATTTATGTGATGTATTAAAAGTTGATTTTTCTAAAACCTATTACATATCAGAGATATTTTATAATGAAAGGAAAGTTGGTAATGCAGACAAAAGGTTGGGGTAAGAGAGGGCCATGCCCTGAATGTGGAGCAAGTACTGCTTGTGTACAACACTCCGATGGACATTCTTTTTGCTTTAGTTGTGAGACACGCTTCAATAATGAAGATATAATTCCCGAGAAAAAAATAGTACAGATGGAAAGACCTATGACCAGTTCAGCCAAAGATCAGATAGTTGAAATCTCAGATAGAAAAATCTCACTTGATACTGCAAAATTTTATGGAGTAAAGTGTAAACTTTCTGGCTCGATAATTTCTCACCATGTATATCCTTATTATAATAAAGAAGGTAATCAGGTTTGTGAAAAGATCAGGGAAACAAAGGATAAAAAATTCTGGTCACAAGGCAGCATGGAAGATTCAGTTCTCTTTGGACAACATCTGTTTTCAGAAGGCGGTAAATACATTACCATTTGTGAGGGTGAGCTTGATGCAATGTCTGCCTATCAGATGTTTGGATCGAAGTGGCCAGCAGTATCCTTGAAAAATGGTGCACATTCAGCATTGAAAAACTGTAAACAATCCTTTAAATATCTAAACAAATTTGATAATATTGTAATTTGTTTTGATAATGATGACCAAGGTAAGAGAGCTGCAACAGAAGTTGCCAGACTATTTGAACCAAACAAATGCAAGATTGTTAATCTGATTTTAAAAGACGCCAACGAATATCTTAAAGTTGGGCAGTCAAAAAAGTTTATAGATCTCTGGTGGTCAGCAGTTCCCTATACTCCCGCTGGCATTATCAATCTTGCTGATCTTGGTGATAGTCTGTATGATGAAAAAAATTATACTACCTGTCTATATCCCTGGTCTGGATTGAATGACAAGACATATGGCATACGTACAGGTGAGCTTGTTACCTTTACCAGTGGTGCTGGTATGGGTAAGTCAAGTATTATGCGAGAGCTTATGCATCATATCATGCTACACACTGAAGATAATATTGGTGTACTGGCAATGGAAGAGAATGTTCATAATACTACTTTTAATATTATGAGTGTCGAAGCAAACGCCAGATTATATATTAAAGAAGTCAGGGAAAAATATACAAGACAGCAATTGGAGGAGTGGCAGGAAAAAACTGTAGGTAACAGAAGGTTTTCTGCATTCGATCATTTTGGGTCCATGTCTAATGACGAAATACTGGATCGTATAAGACACATGGCAAAGGCAATGGATTGTAAATGGATATTTCTGGATCATCTCTCTATCCTTGTATCAGGACAGGAAGACAATGGTGATGAAAGAAAGTCCATAGATATTCTCATGACCAAGCTGCGCTCACTTGTAGAAGAAACAGGTATAGCTTTGTTACTTGTCAGTCATCTACGCAGACCAGCGGGGGACAGAGGACATGAGGATGGTAGAGAAGTATCACTCTCACATCTCAGAGGATCAGCAAGTATTGCACATCTCTCTGATAGTGTCATAGCTCTGGAAAGAAACCAACAGGCAGATGATGATGTAGAAGCAAACACCACCACAATCCGTGTCCTTAAAAATAGATATACAGGAGATACAGGAGCGGCCTGCTACTTGCATTATGATAAAGAGACTGGTAGGATGTCGCAAATTGATAGTCCATTTATGGAGAATAATTAATGACTTATTATACAAACAGTACGGAAAATAATTTTCACACTGAAGCAGAGAAGAGGGGATATATAGTAAATAAATCCTCACCTTCTCAGGACATGTATGATCATATCGATTTTTATATTGAGAAAAATGGTAAGCCTTTTTCAGTAGATGTCAAAGGACGTAAGAAAACTGCACGAAGAAACAATTCATTCGATAATGTGTATACATGGGTAGAGTTCAAGAATGTAAGAGGTAATCCTGGATGGCTTTATGGACAAGCTGATTGTATAGTTTTTGAAAGAGAAAAAGATTATCTATTTATAAACAGACAGTCGTTACTAAACTTCTGTATGGATAAAGTAGAGGATGTTTATGTGGATACACCTGCTGAAGCAATATATAAATATTACACAAGAAAGACAAGAAAGGATGTCATAAGCAGGATTAAATTAAGTGATGCTATTGAAAGCAAATATTTTATAAAAGAACCTATGGTGTGGGAAAAATCTGTTATAGATGAATCATGAAAAGAGCAGTTGTTGATATAGAAACAGACGCCCTTGATGCCACTAAAATACATTGTATTGTGGCAGATCCCCTGACTGAACCATTAAAGATATGGGTAGGAGATGAATGTAAAAACTTTGCGGCATGGTCAAAGGGTATAGATGAATTCATAATGCATAATGGTATCAGTTTTGATATGCCTATCCTTAATAAGTTTACTGGTTCTGATATAAAATTAAATCAGATCAGAGATACAATGATAGAATCTCAATTGTTTAATCCTGTTCGAGATGGTGGTCATTCTTTGGGAGCATGGGGAAATCATCTTGGATTCAGGAAAGGTGACATGAATGATTTTAAAGAGTACAGTTCTGAAATGCTGGCCTATTGTAAACAGGATACAGAATTAACCAGAAGAGTTGCAAACACATTAAAAGAAGAAGGGAAAAATTTCTCAGATAAATCCTATGAACTGGAAAGAAAAATCAGGTGGGTAATTAACGAGCAGGAAAAAAATG